GAAGCTAATAATATGGCTAACCTTAGAAATGACAGATCCACTAAAGTAACAGAAGTTGTTAGAAATTACTTTTCATTAGCAGCTTAATCCCCCTATTCCCCCTCTGTAGTTTGGAGGGGGTTTCTTTTTTAACAAGGAGCAATTATGAAACCACAGTTAGATGCGGTAATGGACTTTCCTCAGAACGAAAAGATAACGATAGAGTTATTGGATAGTAAAGAGATATGGGTTCATATGTTTTGGACACTACAGACAGACGTACCAAATGATGTTGTAAAGATGTCCTTCTATAACTATGTGTTAACCCACCCTACTATAAAGAAACACAATAAGAAGTTTGGAGATAGTAATGATTTAAAGTTTCCTAACAGTAACTTTACACCTAAGAAATCTTTAAAGAACTTTAAAGATGATACTCAAGAGATCAGTTTTAGCACGATTTTCGAGATGTTTCCAGCCTTCTTAGAAAATAAATTTAACAGATAATAAACTACTTGACAGCCCTAGATACTGCACAGTATTCTAGAGCTTCTATCTGGGAGTTTCTTCATATGCCTTTGTATGAATAAGCTCCTACCAACCCAAAGAAAGGAGCATTAATAATGCCAACTGTAAGTGGAAAAGCTATGTGGGCTTCAATCACACAACCCAATACTACCTATGAACCTGTCTGGTCAATCAACCTTGTAGTCGATGAAGCTACTGCAAAAGAGTTTACCGATAAGGGCTTTGGTTCTTCTGTTGTTAAAAAGAAACCTGTATCTTGGGGTGATGAATCAGAACAACCTACCTTAATTATAAAGCGTAAAGTTCAAGGGCCAGGATTTGAAAGAACAGCCCCTGAGTTAGTAAGCGATAAGAGAGATACCGAAACAGGTAAATGGGTTCCTCTTAATTGTAATGTAGGTAATGGTTCAGAAGTTACTGTTAAATACAAAGAATGGGAATCAACTAGGCAAGGCACAACCTATAAAGGATTAGACCTTGTAGCTGTACAGGTTACTGACCTTGTAGAATACGAAACTGACAATGATGAATTTTAAGGAGAGAGTATGACAGAGCAAAAAGAATCAACTTTAACTATTTTAGATAAGACTTATGTTGTGGCTAAAATGCCACCTGCGGCACAAGTTCTTTGGCCTAAAGTAGTTGAACATCAAAACAAATTACTTGCACTACAAAATGAGTTTGATTCTCTTAGTAGAGCTAAACTTAGCTACATACAAGAGATTCAACCTCTTCTTACTGATGACATGTTGGAGGATAAAAAAGAACCAGATTCTGATGAATCTTCCGATTAATTATTTATACTTCTAATCCTTGAGGAGTTAATTATGGCGTTTTTAAAAGAACGATTACCTTGTGTTATGCCTGACTGTGATAGTAGTGATGCAGCAGGTCTTAATGAAGATGGATCTTCTTATTGTTTTTCTTGTCAAGGTTGGGCTAATAACTATGATAACCCAACTAAGTTCAGGAGAAATGGTAGGGATGTAATGGGGCTTACTACTAAAGCCCCTGTCCTACCTTCTAAGCCAGTAGAAAAAGTGACTAATATCAAAACCCAAACACTTAAAAATACTGACTTAGACATATCCAAAGCTTCATTCAATTCATTAAAAGATAGGGGACTATCTGCTGATACTGCTAGGTTCTATGGTGTTAAGAGTCTATTGGATTCAGAAGGTAATCCTTTACAGCATTGGTATCCCTACTATCAGGACAATGAGATTGTATCTTATAAGGTTCGTAAGGTAGAAGACAAAGACTTCAGATGGGTTCATCTAAAAGATGCAGCTAATAAGAAGTTATTTGGGCAGCAGTTACTTCAAGGTGGTGGCCCTTTGCTTACCATTACTGAAGGCGAATGTGATGCTATGGCTATCTATCAGATGCAAGGTAGCAAGTATGCTGCTGTATCTGTGAACAATGGTGTTCAGTCCTTGAATGAGATCAAGGCTAACTTAGAGTTTATTGAGTCATTTAAACAAGTATTTATTTGTTATGACAATGAGCCTAAAGCAAAGGAAGCTGCTAGGAATGTAGCTGATCTTATTCCAGGTAAGGCTAAGATAGTAATCCTTCCTGATGGGTATAAGGATGCTAATGAAATGCTCAAGGCAGGTAAGAGTGTTGAGTTTAATAAAGCATTCTGGGCGGCTCAGACCTATACACCTTCAGGGGTTATCAACCTATCCAATAAGATCTCAAGTCTCAGTACAAGGGAACAGAAGCCCTCTGTACCTTATCCTTGGCAAGGACTTAATAAAAAGCTTATTGGTCTTAGGCAAGGAGAGTTAGTTACCTTTACAGGCGGTACTGGTTTAGGTAAGTCTTCTGTAGTGAGAGAGCTAGAGTATCACTTGCTATCTCATACTAATGACAACATAGGTATTGTTGCACTAGAGGAAAGTTGGGAACGTACTGCCGATGGTATCTTATCTATTGAAGCTAATCAGAGATTATACATTGACGATATACGAGAGGCCTATGGTAAAGATAAATACATAGAACTATCTAACAAAGTATTAGGCGGTGATAATCAAGATAGGTTATGGATACACGCTCACTTTGGAGCCAGTAACTTTGATGAGATCCTATCTAAGATTAACTATATGATAGTGGGCTGCAACTGTAAGTGGATAGTAGTAGATCACCTACAAATGATTGTGGCTGCATCTGATGATAAGAATGAGCGATCACTCATAGATAAGATTATGACTGAGCTAAGAAAGATAGTAGAGAAAACAGGTGCAGGACTATTACTTGTATCTCATCTTAGAAGGCTAGAAGGTAATCAAGGGCATGAGAATGGCGCACAAGTAAACCTATCACATCTCAGGGGATCAGGTGGTATAGCTCAGATCTCAGATTGTGTAATCGCACTAGAGCGTAATCAACAGTCTCAGGATGAAGATGAAGCTCAGAAGACTAGGCTTAGAGTTCTAAAGTCTAGATACACAGGTGAAGTAGGTATTGCTACTCACCTACAATACAATGTAGACTCAGGTAGATTATCTGAAATACTTGACAAAAAAGACGATCCTTTTACTGAGTACGAGGATAGTCAAGATGGAGATGATGATATACCTTGGTAAAGGTGGAGGCTATGAAGTCGTATGTTTTCGATATAGAAACAGACGATATCAAAGCTACTAGAATATGGTGTTTATCTTTATTAGATACTGATACAGAAGAACAATTTACTTATGGCCCTTCAGAGATACATGAAGGCCTCAAGATGCTAAAAGAAGCAGACAAGTTAATTGGTCACAATATTCTAGGCTTTGATATCCCAGTAGTTAAAAGACTTACTGGTGTTGATCTATATAATAAAAAGCTAGTAGATACTTTAGTATTATCCAGACTGTTTAATCCCATTAGAGAAGAAGGGCATAGCCTTGAAGCTTGGGGATATAAACTTAAATACCCTAAGATAGACTTTGAGGAATACTCTACCTTTTCTATTAAGATGCTAGAGTATTGTGAAAGAGATGTATCTCTTAACTATAAGATCTATCAGCATCTAAAATCTGAAGGAAAGAACTTTTCTACTAAGTCTATTGAACTAGAGCATGAGGTTGCTGTACTAGTAAATAATCAAAGAGATCATGGATTCTTATTTGATTTTCAACATGGTATGCAGCTACTTTCTAAACTAACTTCTGAGCTAGAAGATAATAAAAACGATATTCAGAAAGACTTCCAAGCTAAGAAAGAAGTAATAGAAATATTTCCTAAATACAATCCTAAAGGCACTCTTCTTAAAACTGGTACTACCAAAGATGGAAGAGGTGTTCGATTATCTAATCATGAATTTGCAACCATGAAGCAGAATAATAAGGTTGTTCGATTTAATATCGAAGAATTTAATCCAGGCTCTAGAAAACAAATAGGTGTTTATCTACAAGATTTAGGATGGCAGCCAGAAGAGTTTACGCCTACAGGTCAACCGAAAGTAGATGAGAGTATTCTCTCTAAGATTGAAGGCATCCCACAAGCTAATCTATTAGCAAACTATTTAATGCTGCAAAAAAGAATAGCTCAGATTAAAAGTTGGCTAGATGAATTAGATCCACAAGATAATAGGGTTAGAGGTTATGTTAACCCTAATGGAACGATTACAGGACGTATGACACATAGAGGGCCGAACATGGCACAAGTGCCTAGTGTCTCTTCTGTGTATGGTTCAGATTGTAGATCTTGTTGGATAGTCCCTAAGAACTATAAGTTAGTAGGGATAGATGCTTCAGGGCTTGAGTTGAGAATGTTAGCTCATTATATGAACGATGAGGAGTATACAAATGAAATCATTAATGGAGACATACACACCGCTAACCAAAAACTTGCAGGACTTGAATCTAGAGATCAGGCAAAAACTTTCATCTATGCACTCATCTACGGAGCAGGAGATGAAAAGCTTGGATCTGTGGCAAAAGGATCTAAACGAACTGGTAAGAAACTTAGAGAATCGTTTATCGCTAATCTCCCATCATTCAAGCATCTTAGAAATAGAGTTGAAAGAGAAGCTTCAAAAGGAAAGATCAAGGGCTTAGATGGTAGAACATTAATAATAAGAAATGAATACAGTGCTTTAAATACATTACTACAAAGTGCAGGATCAATAGTAATGAAAGAAGCATTAGTTTGTTTTAGTAATTTAATATCAAACTTGGATGCTAGTGTAGTGGCTAATGTCCATGATGAGTGGCAAGTAGAAGCATTCAAAAACCATGCTGAAGAAGTAGGAGATCTTGGGGTTAAAGCAATTAGGGAATCAGGAGTAAGGTTATCCTTGAACTGTCCTCTTGATGGAGAATATAAGGTGGGTCTTAATTGGAGTGAAACACACTAATGAATAATATAGTTGAAGATATAAATAAAACCTTAGAGAGTATCTCTCTAGGAGAAGTAGATATATCAGAAGAGTTAATTGAAGAGTTTGGAGAAGAAGTAAAGCAAGCTCTAAGAGATTGGAGCAAGCCTAGACCACAAGCAGGTTTTCAATTAAGGGTATCTAATATTGGAAAGCCTCTTAGAAAGCTATGGTTTGAAAAAAGAAAGCCAAATCAAAATGAGCCTATTGCTCCTTCCCTTAATCTTAAGTTTCTCTATGGTCATATACTAGAAAGCTTAGTTGTATTTTTAGTTAAGTTGTCAGGTAACAAAGTAACTGATCAACAAAAAGAAGTAGAGATAGGTGGTATTAAAGGTCACTTAGACTGCAAGATTAATGGCACAGTAGTAGATATAAAGTCAGCTTCTAGGTTTGCCTTTAATAAATTCAGTAAAGGATTGCTTACTGAAGACGATCCCTTTGGGTATATACCTCAACTATCAGCTTATGAACACGCTGAGAAAACTAATAACAGTTACTTCTTAGTAATAGATAAAGAAAGTGGAGAGCTTTGTACTTATGAGCCAGATGACTTTGACAAACCAGATGTTCCTATGATGGTTAACAGTGTAAAGACTTGGTTGGATGGTGAACTACTTCCTGATAAATGCTTTCCTACAGAACCTGAAGGCAAGAAAGGTAATGAGAAACTAAATAAAAACTGCGTTTACTGTGAGTTTAAACGAGATTGTTATAAAGATTCTAACGATGGTAAAGGTCTTAGAGTATTTAGTTATGCCAAAGGCCCACTATATCTAACAACAGTTAAATCAGAACCTAAAGTAGAAGAACTATATGAATGGTAAAAGAGCAAAGAAACTAAGAAGGACGGCCAACTATTTATTAAAAGCCTGGATTGTGAGAAATACTAATAACGATACAGATATTAATGATCCTATGTTGGCTAATTACCTACCAAAAGATCCTTACTTTGTAGATAACACTACGAGGAAGACTAATTTTTATACTCAAAAATGGGCGGTGAAAAAATTAAAACG